GTTAGCTAGAGTTGATGATACCGATTTTTTGGTAATTGAGAAGATTGAGAGATACATTGCACTTGTTAAGAAATACAGGCAACTGATTACTGCAATTAATAAAGAAGGTTTAACAATTAATGTAAATAATTCATCTCAGCATTACATAAAAACACACCCCAGTATGTCTGATGTTATTAAGATAAATAAAGAACTGTTAATGTTGGAAGATGCAATTTTCAAACGCTCAAAAGTTAAAAAAGAATCTAGTAACGACAAACCTAAAACGTTTTCTTTGAGGGATAGAGTTGCTAGTAGTAAATAAGTACGTTACTGATTATATCAATCAATACAAGCAAGGGAAGATACTTTTTAATGAGGAGCGTAAACAACTTGTAGACTTTTTGGAAGACTTTATTTTTCCAAGAAATGATTTATATTTTAATGATGAACAAATTGAAAATCTTATTAATTTTGCTAAAGAATTTTACTTTGAATTAGATGATTTTCAAAAATTCTTAAGTGCTTTCTTATTTCTTTATTATAAAGAAGATAACGATATTTTTTATGACCAATTTTTTATTATGGGTGGTCGTGGGGTAGGTAAAAATGGACTTGTATCTGTTTGGTCTCATTTTTTCTTAAGTGATTATAACCCAGTTGATGAATATGATATTTCTATTGTAGCTAATACTGAAAAACAAGCTAAAACATCATTTATGGAGATATATAACTGCATAGAACGTAATAATTTAGATGACTATTTCAGAAGAAACTTAAAAGAAATTACAGGGAAAGCGACCAATAGTAAGTTGCAATATCATACTTCAGCACCTAGTAGCAAAGATGGTTTGAAAGACGGTATGGTTATTTATGATGAAATTCATAGAATGGAAAGTTATGACATTATTAATGTTTTTGGTTCAGGATTAGGTAAGAAAGACAATCCACGAGAAATTTTTATTGGTTCAAACGGACATGTTCGCGGCGGTGTGATTGATGACATGTTAGATAGAGCAAATAAGATTTTAAAAGGCGAAGTGTTAGACGATCATATGTTTTGTTTCTTATGTAAGATAGATGATGTTAAAGAAGCAGACGATCCGTATTCATGGGAAAAAGCAAACCCTCAATTTTCTAAACCGATGACACCATACGCTAAAAATTTATATAAGCGTGTAATTAAAGAACATCAAAAGCTAGACAATAATTTAAAATATCGCGCTGAATTCATGGCTAAGCGAATGAATTTACCTGAAACAGACTTAACTGAATCAGTAGCAACTGCAGAAGAAGTATATAAAACAAATAAAGAAATTCCTGACCTCCTACATAAAACATGTGTAGGAGGTTTAGATTTCGGTTCTGTTCGTGACTTTACTGCTGTTGGTTTACTTTTTCGGGAGGGCGATGATTACTATTGGAAAACACATTCGTTTGCTAGAAAAGATTATTTAGAAAAAGCAAAGTTAAAACCCCCAATTCACGAGTGGGCAGATAAAGGGCTATTAACAATTGTTGATGAACCTACTATTGACCCAAGACATGTAGTGAACTGGTTTGTCGAGATGAGAGAAATATACAACATTGAAATTATAGTTGCTGATATGTACAAGTTAGACATTATTAGACCACTATTAGAAGCAGAAGGTTTTAATGTACATTCAATCAGAAAACCTTCAGCAATTCATGGATTACTAGCACCACGAGTTGAATCGCTATTCGCTAATAATAATTTGTATTGGGGTAAAAATCCTTTAATGAATTGGTACACGTTTAATGTTTATAAAAATGTAACGAAAGACGGTAATGTTCAATATCTAAAAAAAGATGAACATAGACGTAAAACAGACGGTTTTCAAGCTATGATACATGCTTTGTATAAAGCTTCTGAAGTATTAACAGATGATGTTGATTTCTTTTTAGACGAACTTCATTTTTAGAAAGGAGGTAATACAATGGGATTGTTATATGACTTATTTAAATCAAATCGTAAAACTGCTGAAGAATTAGGTTTTTCAATTGCGTCTGTCAGTAATAAAGCACATATGAAAAGGTTAGCCATTAATAGTTGTATAGAGCTTATATCAAAGACAATTAGTCAAGTCGAATTCAAAGTTAAGGATAAGAATAAATACACTAAAAACTCAATGTATTACAAATTGAATGTAAAACCTAACGTGAATGAATCGGCCACTCAATTTTGGCAAAAGGCAGTCTATAAACTTATATATGATAACGAATTACTTATTATTCAAAATGACACTGAAGATTTGCTAATAGCTGATGATTTTAATGTGAATGAGTATGCTCATGTTTCAAATATTTATGAGCATGTGAGAATTGGTAACTTTGAATATGCAAGAACATTTAAATCTGATGAAGTCATTTATATTAAATATAATAATGAAAATGCAGAAATGATTTTAAATGATTTATACGGTGATTATGGAGATTTGTTTGCTCGACTGATAGAGTTTCAAATGCGTAAATCTCAAGTACGTTCAATTGTAAAAATTGATAGTAAGTGGGCTAGTGATAAAAAGAAAATGGAAAAGGTAAATAAATTCATTGAAAGTATATATGACAACTTTAAAAATAAGTCTTTTGCGATTGTACCTGAACAAGAAGGGTTGCAATATAAAGAACAAACTTTATCACAAGCTGCGAATAGTGTTGATGATGTAGAAAAAGTAGGTAAACAATTCCTAAATCATTGCGCTACTAAATTTGGTATTCCTATTCAGTTACTTACGGGAGATATTGCTGAAGTAGAACAAAATACAAAGCGATTTATTAGAATGACAATTAAGCCATTATTAAATCTCATAGTAACTGAACTAAATGCAAAATTGTTTGATAAAGAAGAGTATTTAAATGATTCAAAAATTATAGCTAATACTTTACCTATTACCTTTGATAATATATTTGAAATTGCTAACCAAATAGACAAGCTTATTGCTAGTGGTGTATTTGTTGGAAATGAAATTAGAAGAGAATTAGGTTTTGAAGAAAGTAAAGATCCATTAATGAATGAACATTTAGTTACTAAAAACTATCAAACTTTAAAACAGTTGAAAGAGGGTGTTAACTAATGAAGCTAAACAAAATTGAACATACTTTCTCAAGTATGAAGTCAGAAACATCAGATGAACATGTATTGGTTATTTCTGGAGCAATTGGTGAAGGTGGCTATTTTTACGAAGGTACGAGTGCAACTGACGTGAGAAAAGCGTTAGAAAACGTTAAAGCTAAGACGATAAGAATTAAATTAAACTCACCAGGTGGAAATGCATTCGATGGTTTAGAAATTTATAACTATCTAAAAGATTTAGACGCACATGTAATTGTCGAAGTAACTGCATTAGCTGCAAGTGCAGCATCTATTATTGCAATGGGTGCTGATGAAGTTATCATGAGAACGGGCTCTACAATGATGATTCATAACGCTTCAACTATAACATATGGTAATAAAGACGAAATGTTAAAAGTGCATGAGTATTTATCTAAGATTGATACTTCTATCATTGATGTATACAAAGAAAAAACTGGTTTGAGTACTGATGAAATTAAGGAGATGTTGAACAATGAAACATGGTTTACTGCATCTGAAGCGTTTGAAAAAGGTTTTGCAGACTCTTATGAAACGCAAACCAAAGAAGAAAAAGAAATTACAAGTTATTTAAATAGCAATTATTCTATATCTCAAAAGATAGATGTTGAAAATGAGATTAAAGAAATAAAAAATCAAATTTCAGAATTACAAAATCAAGAAGTGAAAGACAAATCAGTTAATGATAATCGTCTTAAATCACTTCTTTTTTAATACTTAAATATTGGAGGTTTTAATATGACAATTAAGTTTAATAAATCGGAAAAATTTGTAAATGCAAAAAAAGCATTTGTAGCATCATTAACGAATAGTGAATTAAGTGAGGAAAAGAGAGAGGAAATTGTTTCAGACTATGTACAAGCATTATCTGATGATGTAGTAACTACAATTCAAAACGATGTTAATACTCAAATTGCAGACAATGCTGTACTCGTATCACGTGGACAGTCAACGTTAACATCTGAAGAAGTGCGTTATTTTAACCAAGTAGCACAAGACGGATTGTTTAAAGAAGAAAAAGTATTACCAGTGACGTTTATCGATAAAGTATTTGAAAACTTAGTTAAAGAACACCCATTATTAAATGCTATTGGTGTAACAAATATGGGAGCAGTAACTGAAATTATTACTGTTGATCCAAGTGGTGCTGCAGTATGGGGTGATTTATTTGGAGATATTAAAGGACAAGTCAATGCTGCGTTTAGTAAAAAACGTTTTGACATTCTTAAATTAACTGCATTTGGTGCTATTCCAAAAGATATGCTTGATTTAGGGCCAAAGTATATTGCCGACTACATGGAAAAATTATTAGGTGAAGTTATGGCTACAGGTTTAGAAACTGGCTTCTTAAATGGTGGAGGGTCTACACAACATCAACCAATCGGATTAACAAAAGATGTAGCTGATAATGGTGGAGTATCAGACAAAACTTCATCTGGAACATTAACTTTTGAACCTGGTGCAACAGTAGTTAATGAAATTAAGGAAGTTAAAAAAGCATTATCTAAAAATGCTAAAGGAGTATCTAGAAAAGTAGATGGAAAAGTTACGCTTGTACTTAATCCATCAGATGTAGCTTCAGTAAGTGCGACATCAACAGTATTAACTGCGAATGGAACGTATGTGACAGTAATTCCTGGAAACATTGAAATTGTTGAATCGGAAGTAATGACAGAAGGTAAGGCGTTATTCTTTGTAAAAGGTCAATATGTTGCTGGAGCAGGAGGCAAAGCAAGTTTACAAGCTTATGATGAAGCATTAGCAATGGAAGATGCACGTTTATATATCATTAAACAATATGCGAATGGTTTACCATTAGACAACAAAGCAGCGTTAGTTTATGACTTAAACATTGCAACTCCAAAAACAACTGGTAGAAAAAACACATCATCATAAAAAATTAAGGTAGGTGATTTCACGTAATGTATATTCCAATTGATGTTTTAGAAAAATTAAAAAGTCGTTTGCATATTGTCAATTCTGAAAGTGATAGAAATTTAGAAGAAATGATTGAAGCATCTATTGTTAAATTACAAAATACATGTGGTGACTTTAATATTCAAGAAAATGCACAAGCTAGAGAATTAGTGTTTGAGCGTGTACGTTATGCATATAATGACGTATTAGAACATTTTGAAAAGAATTTCTCACGTGAAATCACAGACTTGCAGATGCAATTGTTTTTTGAAAGAAGTGAACAAGATGAAAAAAATGAATCAAACGTACAATGACGGAATATTAGAGTTTAGAGAAAAAAGAGTAAAGTATGATAAATATCATACAGTCATTGGTACCTTTTCATACATGGTTTTTAAATCATGGTATAGAAAGTTAGGTATTACTTCTGAAGAACAATATAGATCAATGCAAGTCGATACTATGGTAGTGATGAGAGTTGCGATACCTAGAATGAAATATTTGGAGCCTAGTATGAAAGTTGAAATTGATGGTAAGGAATATGGTATTTCACGCATTTATGAAAATTACAGTAAAAATGAAATTGAATTAAGTTTATATGAGGTGCATATATAATGAGCGTTAAAAGTAAAATTTTTGAAGCATTGCAACCTTTAAATATAGATATGGCGCACGGATTTTCTTATCAAATGGAATTACCAAAAATCATTACTAATGTAGTTAGTCATAGAGCGATACGTTTATCGGATAGAAAGCATTTAAAACACATACGGTATCAAATAAGTTATTTTGATAAGACACCTAGAGACGTTGAAGATGACTTAATACTTAATTCAATTTCAGACGCATTAGAAAAAGCCAATTTAAATACAACTGAATGGATAGAAATCATTGAAACCGACGATGAAGTAGATGATACAATTTTTCATTACATCATTGAGGTATCTATTTGATGAGTGACGTATTTGGTTTTGATGAAGCTATACAAGATTTAGAACGATATTCATCACGAGCTAATAATATAAATGAAAAGATGTATCAAGAAGGCATCAAAATGCGTGACGATGCACGTAATATCGCACGTGGATTAGGCTTATATAAAACTGGTAAAGGTGTCAGTGGTATTGATATTGAAAGAGTTTCTAATGGTGTTGAGATTGGTTGGTCAAATCGACCTAATTTTCATTTATTTTTTCATGAGTTTGGCTTTCATGCTACTGGGCGTAAAAAAGGTAAAAGACATACATCACGATCAAGTAAAGGTAAACGAAAGCGTAGGTATAAGACAGGAACAGTATACGTACCACCTAAACCACATTTAAGACCTGCTTTCGATAGAGGTAAAGACAAATTTCAAAATAATATTAAAAAGTATATAGAAGGAGATTGATATTTATGGCAACAACTTTTGAAAAGAAAGCATTGTTAACAGGTATTGGTAATGGATTTTTCCAAGTAATGAAAACTGAAGAGACACCAACAACTGCACCTGTTTATGATGAGAAAGTATTTGAAGTACCGTCATTGGATAAATTAAAAACGAAACTTGAGTATAAATCAAAAGACATATACCTATCTAGTACATTACATAGTGTGTTAGGTAAAGCATCAAAAGCAACAATTACATTAGACGCTGGTTATCTTCCAGATGGTTTTGAGGAAGAAGTTTCAGGTGCTACGAAATTAGCAGATGGCGTATATGGTATGGGTGGAAAAGGAACTAAAAAATATTTTAGATTTGCATTCCCTATCATTGATGAAAATGGCGAAAAGATTATTATTAACTTCCCTAAATGTCAAATACAACCAACAGACTTAAACGTTGAATCACAGGGTGAAGATAAAAAAGAACAAATGCAACAATTCGATATTATCGCTATGCCTTTAGCAACTGGTAAAGAAGAAGAATCAAACATTTATTACAAGGCAGACTTACGTAAAAATAAAACATTAGATGAACGCAAACTGTTAGAAACAGGTTTCTACAATAAAACTGTTTTGACTACATTAAATAAATCAGGTCAAACAGTGGAAACTGTAACAAGTGAATCGAATTCAGAAACATCAAGAACAACCGATAACTCTCGTTTATCTAGCTAATAAATTAAAGGAGTGAATATACTATGAGTATTTTCAAAACTAAATTAAAATCTTTCGTTTCAGACATCACGGGTGAAACTCGTACTTATAAAGTAAACACTGCGCTATGGTTACATTTAGAAGAAGATTACGGGATTAAACAGGGTAATCTAACTGATTTATATCAAAGTGAAAATGCTTTAACAAATGCAAAAATAGCTACAAGTATTTTGAAAGCAAACGGATTAGAAGTTACTTTACAAGAACTTACAGAACATGTTGATGAAGTGAGCATAGATAAATTTGTTGCTAAATTTACAGAAACACTATTAGAAGATGTAAGCGATAGTGAGAGTAATAAAAGCGAAAAGGATAAAGAGGGAAAGTCGAAATAAAGCATAATTGGGACTTTCTTTTTTATTGTGCAATTACATACTTTAATATGACAAGAGAAACGTTTTTATATGATTATGACTTATCTACAATTTACATGTTGATTGACCAATACAACGAACAATCTTTTAAAAATAAATTGTTAGGTAGAGAATTCTTATCTGATAAATCTATTGAAGAATTTGCACAAGATATTGATAAAATTAAAGACAATCGAACTGAATCAGATTATCAAGAAGTGAGGGCTGTAGAATTTTTATAGTGAAGAGCTATAGAATTTTTATAGCCCTTTTTATTTATACTTATTTCGAAAGGAGGCAATAAGTTGGCAGAATTAAAAAGAGCAGGAATTAAACTTACTGCAGAGGGTTCAGCACAATATAAAGCCGATTTGAAAAGTGCAACTGCAGCACTTCAACAAATGGCTGCAGAATCTAAACGTAATATTGCAGCATTAGGTCAAAATGCAAGTGCTTCAAAAAGATATGGTTTAGCTATTAAAGATTTAGGTAATACTGCTAAGCTTGCACAAGCGAAGTTAGATGTTTTAAATACTAAGCAAAAACAATTGGCAAATTCATCAAGAGTTTATGCGAGTGAAATTAATAAGTTAGAAAATCAATTAAAAGGTGCGAAAGGTAATACTTCTCAATTATCAAGTGCTTTAGCAGAGTTACGTTCAAAAGAATCGCTTAATAATGCAGAATTATCACGACTTAATGCAACTATAGCGAAAACTGAAACACAGATGTTAAAAGCTAAAAGTGCAGCGAATCAGATGGCGAATGAGTATCGTAATGCAGGTGGACGTTTTGCAGATGTTTCAGAAAAGATGAAATCAATAGGTAATAACATTGATAATACTGGCACCAAAGCAGTAAATTTTGGTAGAACAATGACAACTAGAGTTACTACACCAATTGTTGCAGGTTTAGGATATGCTGCTAGAGCCTATGTAAAATTTGACGATCAGATGAATCAAATGAAAGTACAACTTGATGACGGTAGTGTATCAGCAGGAAAATTAAAAGAACAAGTGAGCGAATTAGGTAAAACGTCTCAAGATATGGCTAAACAGTATGGTGTGGCTGGCGAATCTATTAGAAATGGTATGAATGAGTTAATCAAAAAAGGTTTTACTTTTAATCAAGTTACTGGAGCAATGCCTAGCATATTAAAAGCTACTGTTGCATCAGGAGACGACTTTAATTCAGTTATGAGTGTTTCATCTAGTGTACTTGAACAGTTTGGTTTAAAAGTTGATGATACTAATCAAATGATAAAAAATACAGACCGAGTGACATCTGTATTAACTTATACTGCTAATAAAACATCGGCAGGCTTTGCAGATTTAGGAGAAGCTATGCAAAATGTTGGACCGATGGCAGCAAATAACAACCAATCATTAGAGGATATGGCTTCAACATTAGGTATCTTATCAAATAGAGGTATTGAAGGTGGAGAAGCAGGTACGTATTTAATGAACGCTTTACAGAACCTAGCTACACCAACAAAAGAACAAGCTAGAGGACTACGAGATTTAGGTGTTGCAGCATTTGATGCAAACGGTAAGATGCGTTCATTCCCAGACATTTTAGAAGATATAGAAAAGGCTACTAGTGGAATGAGTGACGAACAGAAAAACGCTGCATTAAATACGATATTTAACACTCAAGCTATGAAAGGTATTAACCCACTTATTCAAGCTGGTTCAAAGTCAATTAAAGACTTATCTAAAAGTACAAAAGACGCTTCTAAGTATCAAGATGATTTATCTAAAAAAATGGGTGAATCAGCATCTAGAAATGTAGCTAAAATGAAAGAATCGTTTAAAGTTTTAGCAGAAACATTAGGACAACAAGTCGTACCTGCTATTATACCTTTAATTGATAAGGCTACAGATTTAGCAAATAAGTTTGGCCAATTAGATAAAGATACACAAGGAGCTATATTAAAAATTGCAGCATTTGCAGGAGCTATAGGTCCACTGTCTTTAGGGTTAGGTAGTATTGTTAGAAGTATAGGTGGAACTGTTAAAGGTATAGGGACACTTGCACGTGGTTTTGGAAAAATTACAAGTGGAGCGAGTAAAGTTGTAGGTGGTGCTGAAAAAGCAGCAGGTGGAGTAAGTAAATTCGGTTCTATGGCTCAAAAAGTTGGAGGTTTCGCACCGTTATTAAGTAATCCTTATGTATTAGGTTTTGGTGCTATAGTTGCAGCTTCAGCAGGTGTTGGTTATTTAATCTATAACGAATTACATAAAGATGATAATAACCATAAAGCTGCAGTTGAACAAACAAAAGGTAAATATCAAGATTGGTTTGATACTGTCACGAAAGGTTCTAAAAAAGCATCAGGTTCACAAAAAGAAATACAAGATGCGACGAAAAAAACTGGTGAAACCTATAAACAAATGACTGAGCGTATGAAGAAACAAAACACTGATCTTCAAGATACTATGAAAAAGGGTTGGGACGGTTATGAACAACGTATAGGAAAAGCAAAAATACTTTCTTTTGGTATTGTTCAAGAAACTAAAAAACATATTGAAGGTTTGAAAGAAAAACTAAAGGACTTAGGATTAAGTCAAAAAGAGATTGCTGCTGCTAAAGCAAATTATGATAATTATGCCACAATGGTTGGATCTACATTTAAAGAAGTTGGAAGTTATATAGAAAAAAATAAAGTAATTACTGAAGACTTAGCACTAGGTACAATTAAAGCTACTAAAGCTGTTACAGAAGAAATTGTAAACAGTTTAAATAAAGAAAAAGATGCAAGAATAAATGACCTAAAAGAAAAACAACAATTAGGTATTATCTCACAACAACAATTACAAAAAGAAACAGAGTCCATTGATCAAGAATACAGTAAGCGTGTTGAAGCAGTACAAGATAATCAACAAAAGATAAGTAACATTATGGCAACCGCATCTCGTGAACATCGAGCGTTAAGTGCCGAAGAGACTGCTGAGATTACACAAGCATATTTAAAATTATCAGAATCAACAGGACAAGCAGTTACTGACAATGTACAAGCGCAAAAATTCTTTAGTGAAAATTTACAAGAAATGATTAGTACCAGTGGATTGGCAGCATTGAAACATGCAGGGATTATTGACAGTACAACTCAAAAACAAGTTAAAGGAGCTAAAAATTCTGAAGAAGCTATCAAGATTTTAAAAAAAGCATTAGAAGATTATGATAATAAAAAGCTAAAAGAGAAAGAAATAAAAGCTAAAGATAAAACTTCTAAAGAAGTGAAAAAGGCTGATAAGGCAATTGATGATCATAATGCTAAAAAAACTAAAGAAAAAGAGATAAAAGCTAAAGATAAAACTACAAAGGAAGTAAAGAAAGCCGATAAATCATTAGACGATCATAATAAAAAGAAAGCTGATGAAAAAGAATTAAAAGCGAAAGATGAGATTTCTGATTTAACTAAAAAAGTAAAATCATCATTAAAGGAAATTGATGATTTAAAAGTAGAAATTAAAAAGTTAAAAGCAAAAGATGAAGTTTCTAAAGCTACTAAAAAAGCCGAAAATGCAATGAAGAAATACAAAGAAGTTAAAGCAGATATAAAAAAATTAAAAGCGAAAGATGAAGCTTCAGAAAAGGCGTTTAAGGCCAAAATTAAAGTTTTGGAATATAACAATGCTAAAGCTGAAAAGAAAATTTTAAAAGGGAAAGATGAAATTACTGCTTTAACTAAAAAAGTAAAATCAGCGCTTAATCAAATAAATGATTTGAAAATGGAAGTTAAAGAATTAAAAGCACGTGGAAATGCATCGACTAAGGCTGATGAAGCAAAAGGAAAGTTAGACAACTTTAACAATACGAAAACACCAACTAAAAACCTTTTAGCAACAGGAAATGCAAGTAAGTTCACTGATACTGCTCAGGGTAAATTAAACTTATTCAATGGTACAGGTATTCCAACTAAAAATTTATCGGCAAATGGTAATGCAAGTTCATTTACAGATAGTGCAAGAAACGCTGTTCAAAGATATAACTATACAGGTATACCAACAAAACGAATTAATGTAAGTTCAAACGCAGAAAGACAAGCCTATAGTGCAATTGACGCTTTAAATTCAATTCCTCGATTTGTACAGTCTACAATTAATGTTGTACGTAATTTCTTTAGTAATGAGCATGCTGAAGGTGGACACATTGACGCTTACGCAGAAGGTGGAAACATTCAATCTCATTCAGTGCCTGGTACTTATACTGGTATTGTAGGCGAAGCAGGACCAGAGATTTTTAGTGTAAATAGAGGTAATGTTACTATCACACCTTTAAATAGTAGAGAGAAAATGAGAGGAATAGAAGGTGTGTTACAAGATTATACAAATGGAAACAATGCAGGTAATGGTGTAGTAGTTAATATTAATCTTAATGATACTGTGATTAAGGAAGAAGCAGACGAAGATAGATTAATTAGGAAAATGGATCAACACTTAAGACGTTCGCTTTCCGAACAACAGATGATTGGAGGTGCATAATTTTGATACAATTTAATGCATTAGAATATAACGGTGTTAAAACAAGTGATTTTTCATTTAAAGTATATGTAGAAGTGAATGACGGGATTAATATCCCACAACGTAAAACTAAAATCATAACAACTGACCAAATGCACGGAGCTTTAATTAAATCTAGTGACAATTATTCAACGATTGAAAAGAAATATAAATTTTATGTACAGGGAGCTACTTTACAAGAGATGGCACCTTTATTCAAATGGTTAAATAGTAATATTAACGATAATGGTTTCTCACTATCAAATCATCATACGAATTATTTAAAACCGTATGACAATCCAGGTCGATATTATAATGTTTTAAAAGTGATTGTTGGAAATGCTTATGTTGATGAATTTGACGGTTATGAATTTGATGTTACATTTACGTGCCAACCATTTAGCTATTCAGACGGTAGTTTAGACAATGAACAATTAACGGTTGTATTTCCTAAAGTGAGAACAATTACAAATACAAGTGGCATACACATGTACCCTCAATTAGAAATTGAAACACTCAATCACAATGACAGTTTAGTTACTATAGGTGAACAAACAATTCATATTGTAGCACCAGATAACTATTTAGCTATAGAATGCTTTCCAGGTCAACAAAATGTCAGTGATAAAAATGGATTAAGAAATGAGTGTATGATTGGTGAATTTTTTAAAATCCCACCAGGTGAACACGGTATTAGTGCAACTGATAATATAAGCAAAATAACAATTAATTGTAGGTGGGGTGACTTAACTTGATTTATTTACAAGAAACAAATTTTTACTATAATGGTTTACCTTTATCACAAGCCTATGATGATGTTATCGAACGTGATTTAAACGGTATTTATAAATTAATATTTAAATTACCAGTAAATAAAAGTGACCAACACAAGTTAGTAGAAAAAGATAGCATGTTAAAAGCGACTGAACATTTTAGAGAGATTGGTTATAACATATTTAGAGTTAGATATATAGATAAAGAAGAGGATTATGTACAATTTACGGCGTATCAAATAATTTTTGATTTAGCTAAGAAGTACGTTAATCCTTTTTTTGTTAATGATTTATTACCAGTAGACGCTTTAAAGATGTGGTCACAAAAATTCAATGAACCACCAAATTTATCTATTGAGTATTGGAGTGATACAACTGACAAACGTGTGACTTACTACTCTAACAAACAAGATGACTTAAAACCTAGATATGCATTAAATGTGTTAGTTGAAATGGCCAATCAATCTGATTTAGATTTAGACTTTTACTTGAATGGTATTTCATTAGGGCGTATAGGTAGAGATACACAGTTTCTGTATACGACTAATAAAAACATAACCTCATTTGGTCAAGAAGATAATTACGATGAAGTTATTACACGTATTATAGCAAACTCAAAATTCAAACCTGAATATGATAAAGAGAAATTAAAGAAAAAACAAAAAGAAGAAGTTGAAGCTTTAAAAACAAAACAAGCTGAATTTAATAAACGATTAGCAGATGAAAAGCGTCAAAAACGAATTGAGAAAGAAATTAAAGAAGCAATAAGACGTGAAGAATTAAAAAAGATACGTTATAAAGAACAGAAAAAAAGAAGTCATAAAACAATGCAAGTTACAGTATTTAAGTCATCTGAAGAAATAGAAAATGAAATTAGAGAAAAGTATAAAGCACAACAACAAAAAACAGATATACAAAGACAACTAGCAAAAGAACATGCTGAAAAACAAAAAGCAGAAATTGCTAAATTGAAAGCGAAACATAAAGAAGAAACAGAATTACTAAATGAAGAAATAACCTTATCTGTTACTGTTGATAGTCCATTAATCAATGAATATCCTGAAGTATATGAAATGTCTATAGAAAATAACGATATTAAGACAGTTGAAGAATTAACAACATTTGCAGAAAACTATTTTAGTGTACAAAACATAGATAAACCTAATGTGTCTACAAAGATAGGTTTAGAGGTTTTGCAGAATGAGGAGGTGCATTTAGGAGATACTGTAATCGTAAGACATATTGAACAAGATATAGATGTGCGTAATCGTGTCATAGCGACGAAGTATAGTCCTATGGATAAAAAGTATCTAGAAGTTACTTTCGGCTCTAAAACAAGCAGTTATACAAGTCAGAATAGCAGTATATCAAATTCTAATACTGAAAAGGTTATAAGGGATTATCAAAGTCAACTAGAACAGTATCTTGATTTTAGATTAAATACTGAAAGAGAAAACTTTAACAATCATTTTGAACAAGAAACTGGATTAATTAGAGATAAGATAAATGAATCTAATCAGACATCACAAGCCAGCATTAATGTACTTGATAATAAATTCACTGATGAATTTAATAACGTTCAAAATGAATTTAGAACATCACTTCAAAATGCTCAAAATCAAATTAATATAAATCAAGCATCATATACTAGTGATAAAGAAGTTGTTCAATCAAAGCTAACTGAATTATATAGTAAGCAAAATGAATCAAAGTTATATATAGATACAAAGGCTAATGATGTTACGAATGAATTTAATCAGAGTATAGAAAGGGCTAAAAGTGAAGTTCTACAAGCAACTAACTTTAGTAATAGTGCTACACTTGAACAAATCAATCAGATTAATAGGAAAGTAGATAATATGAAGATTGGTGCAGTAAATTTATTAAAAGGTACTTCAAACTACACTACACCATTTAATCATAATAAGATAGTGGAATTTGGAAAAGTTATTAATGATCAGTTATATGCATTAGAACATGAAGATAGTAAAGGTTATTTCTTTTGGGAAACAAACCAATTTGTAAAATTAGAACCTAATACCGACTATGTATTAAGTTATGACGTTATCCCTAAATTTGAAGTAGGTGGAGCTTATACTCCAATTGAAATCGTTAATGAAAATGGTTATTCATTAAAACCTAGACAATTTCTTTTAAAAAATGAAACGATAAAAGAAGTTAAAGATAAGCAAAGATTAATATTTAAATTCAATACTGGAAATCAGACTAATTTACGTATTTATTTTACATCTACATGGCCTAGTAAATTAGTTTATATTGCTAAACCACAACTGGAAAAAGGTACTGTAGCAAGTGATTGGTCACCTAATGTAGATGATTTAGAAAAACAAATTAATGTTGTCGCAGACAGTATTTCATCAAAAGCAATTGAGGCAGTTAGAGGGGATATTAACTACTTAAGAAGTAACATTTTAACTGCAGATAGTGTTAATGCAAACATGGTTAATGTTGATCGTGCATTAATCGATAAATTAATGACAAATAATTTACTGGTTAATAACTTAACATCAAACTATACATTAACTGAAAAGATGAAATCTAAAGCCTTAGAATCAGTTTATGGTAATATTTCCAATTTACGTACTAGATTAATAACTGCTAATAGTATTACTTCAAACGCTATTAATGTTGATTATGGTTTAGTGAATAAGTTAATCAATAATGAATCTTTTGTTAATACACTCACTGCAAAAAGTGCATTCATTAATGCAATTAAAGCAATTGATATTGATGCATCAAGAATTACTAGTGGTGTATTACGTTCAACAAGTGGTAGTATGCGTTGGAATTTAAACGCTAATAGTTTAGATTATTTTGACGGTGCAGAAACAAATTATTATGGACATTCAAGAATACTTTTCCATACGACTAATAATGCCATTTATCAAAGTAATAATGGGACATGTGCTTTTCTAACTTTTAGTAGGACAACAGGTACACAATATCCTTCAATTGCAATAGGTACGAGTGGTAACTTAGATGCTGATTCCAACACAGGTAGTTTTTCGGGTATTAAGTGTCATACCGCTAAAGCAACAGATGATGGACTTTCAGAAGTAGATATTATAGCTGATAACATTAAATTTGATAGTCATGGTGGAGATGTAAACACAGGTGGTTGGACATTAGAAAATTATCGTAAAGGTGGAAGTAGAGTAAGAGCATTTTATGGTAATAATACAAGAGAATACAAATATGAATTAGGTCAAGATGGTTATAGATTTAATACTGTATGGACGAGTGGATTAAACGATAGAATTAAAATCGTTAATTATACTGATGGCTATACAGGAATATTAAGTTGGAATGAGAAATATGGAATTCAATTTAGTAATTATGATGTAAGAGTACAATACGGTAAATATTGGTACTCTTTTGGTGATATTTTACGTGGTGATTCATGGAGAGTTTAAAAATAGGAGGACAATTAAATATGTTAGAAATTAGGAATTCAGACTTAGTACAAGCTAAGTCTTTTTTATATGATTTAAAACTAAAACCAAAATTATCAAGACATCGTACTAAATTAGTTAAGTTAATTGATGAAAAGATAAAAGACTTGTCTGACGCATCTAATGAAATTATTCAACAATATGCAAAAAAAGATGAAAACGGTAATCCAATCATAAATGATAATATGGTTGAATTTGATAATGTGGAAAATCGTATAGAGTTTGAAAGGGAAGATACCATTTTAATTAATGAACTTTCTAAAATTAATTTAGATGAATATCCAAATGTGTATGATTCAATTCAACAAGCGTTATATGAATTAGATGTTGAATTAGATAAGGAAAAAGCAGAAACATACGAATTATTATGTGAGTTATTTAATGTAGAGTAACTCACATTTATATATCTAATAGGAGTGATTGAAAATGACAAACAAAACAAGATTTTACTTAGTTAGAACATCGAAAGGTACAAGTGAATATAGTGGAGAACAAAAATTAAAGTATAATCCTTATAACTACGGTTATGCAGTGGCTTTAGAAGATGAACAACCAACATTTTATGATACTGAAGAAAGTGCAACTTCAATTGCAACTACATTGAATTCACTATATAAATTAACTGGAGTACAAGCATATGTTGATGTTTTTAAAGAAGAAGTGAAAGTGATTAAAGTAACAAATAATAGTCCTTCGGAGGTATCATAAATTGGAACAAGTAAATAACATTCAAATTGATAATTTCTCAAGTTTCTTTTTTACAGGCTCATGGACAATTATAGATATACTTATCATTTTAATTGGATTAGATGTAATTAGTGGTGTTATTAAAGCAACTCGTGAACATACAATTAAAAGTTCTGTAGCTAACATAGGATTTGCTAAAAAAGTAGGTATCTTAATGGTAGTTATAGTTGCAAATCTTGCAGATATTGTATTTAAAGCTGATGGAATGGTTGTTAATGGTACAGTTGCTTTCTATATTATCGGTGAAGCAGTTAGTATTTTAGAAAATTGTTCATTAATTGGTGTACCACTACCTGAATTACTTACAAAACGTTTAGGTATTAAAGACGATAAAAATATTAAAAATTAAAATTAACAAAGCCCTTAGTGATAGGGGCTTTTTATTATTGGAGTTGATTAATTATGACAAAAGAATTTTTAGGAGAATGGAACGGTGTACCCGTATATACAGACTTTTTACCTTATGGAACAAGACGCACAGGGCAACCATTAGACACGGGTAGTCCTATTTTTGCAGTGTATCATGATACAGGTAATCCAGATAGTACAGCTCAACAAAATGTAAATTATTATAAAAACACATACTTACAAGATTGGGCTTCTACGGCTTCAGCACATTTCTTTGTTGATGATGAGGAATGTATTATTTGTATTCCTTTAGATGAGAAAGCGTGGCATGTAATCTATGATACACCAACAGATAACTATTATTTTGGAGATGATGCGAATGATGCTGCATTTGGTGGAGAATTATGTTATTTTCCTGATGATAGAGAACAATCATTAAAAGCTTTAGATAATTTCGCACGTGTCTTTGCAGTATTATTCGAATCATGGAATATCGACCACTTTAATAAAGCTCCTGGTCATCAAGATATACAAGATGATAAACGTGATCCAGGTAACGCACTTGAAGCGTGTGGTTATGGTCGTAATGAAATTGATATTATTGATAATTTAGTACAAAGATATATTGACGGTGATGATGTTGATACAGAAACAATTGTGAATCAACCTGAAGAACATGACGAAATTATTGAGAAGAAACCAGTAGGCTGTACACGTGTTAAAGTTTGGTCTGAAGAGCCTTATTACAGAGGTACAATTAAATATGATGCGTCATTACGTGAACGTGCAGGTAGTAGTTTTGATAACTATAGTTTTGCGAGAGAAAAAGATATACTTGAAGCGGGTACAGAAGTTTATATTTTTGAAGAAATTCAAGATCCACAAGGAAATATTTGGTGTCGAACATATTCGCCTAGTAATAATGGGTGGGTGCACAAGCATACTATTGAAGTAGAAGAAAAATATAAATAATTAAAAGGGTAGCCATTTTTTTGGTTACCCTTTTTTTATGTTTGTTAATTTATAAATGTTTGTTTTTATTAATAATGGGTATAATATAATTTAAAAATAAAGGGGTATGTCGATGAAAAGTTATTTACAAGAATTCCACAT